CGCACAAACTAAAAAAGAAGAGGAATAACAATGGCCATATACTTAAATAACAATGTAGGCGTTAAATTGGCTACTGCCGCTGCGCCTACAGTACCTTCAATAGATATTAGTTCTTATGTATCTAACGCAGTAATTAACCAAATTGTAGACGAGCTTGAGGTCACAACAATGGGCGATCTTTCTCACCGCTTCGCTCAGGGTTTGCAATCTGCCACATTTTCTATCGACTTTATCAATGACTGGGCATCTTCTCAGGTTATGCAGACACTTAACGCTGCATTTGGAACAACTTTAGCAGTGTCAGTAATTACAGTTAAAGGCACTGCAGTTTCAGCTGCTAACCCAACTTACCAATTCTCAATTTTGGTAAACAACCTAACCCCAATCGGTCAAGGTGGCGTAGCCGAAATTGCAACATCTAGTCTGTCCTTTACAGTAAACTCAGTAGTAACAGTGTCCCCATCGGTGGCATTTTAACTAAGGAGTAATAATGGCAAAGCTAAAGATTACAAGGGCTAATGGCGAAGTTTCAGAACATAAAATAACGCCAGGAGTTGAGTACGCTTTTGAAATTAGCAAAGGAATGGGCATCTCTAAAGCCTTACGTGAGTCAGAAATGCAAAGCCATATTTATTGGTTAGCGTGGGAATGTTTACGTAGATCAGGTGCCCAAGTACCTTTATGGGGCGCAGAGTTTATTGACAGCTTAGAAACTGTCGAGGTATTAGACGAAGAAAAAAAATAGTACAGCGTGATTCCATTCTCTATACGGTGGCTGCTTTAAGTGTAGAGACTGGAATTGCGCCTAGTGAGTTTACCAATATGGATTCGGACATGCTCACAGCAATAATGCAGGTGCTTAGCGATAGAGCAAAGGAGATCAGAAATGCCAGTAGAAGTCGTAGGCGTTAAAGATGTCCTTAAAGGTTTAGAGTTTATGGATGAAGATATGCGTCAAAGGATTAGGACTGCTATTGATCCTTTAATGCGTAGCGTGGCAAGTAAAGCAAAATCATTCGTGCCAAACAATAGTGGCGTGTTATCAGGTTGGAGTAAAGCACCTAACCCAGCAATCAACTATCGGCCATTTCCAAAATATGATGCTAGCATTGTAAAAGCAGGTATCGGATATAACGCAGGCGAAAACAAAACATTTAGAAACGGATTTAAGGTTAGCAATTACGTATATAACGTAAGCGCAGCTGGTCGCATATATGAGACTGCAGGCCGTAATAACCCACAAGGTCGTGCGCCATTCCAGCAAATAGATCCAAGTACACCTAATTCACCAGTCGGTGCAGTGCAAGGATTTGAGGGTACTAAAAGAGCTAGAGAATATACATATAATAAATCTACAAGAGAGTACGCATCTAATAATCCATTTGCAGGCTATCAGTTTGTAACTTCTATGCCTGGACTTACATCACAGCCTAGAATTAAAGGCGTACGAGGTGGCACTGGTAAAAAGACAAAAGGCAGACTTATATTTAAGGCGTGGGCTCAGGATAGTCAAGAAGTTTATGATGCAATTCTTAAGGCTATAAACTCTACAGCTATACAATTTAACAAAGCCACAGAGATTAAGAAGGCAGCCTAATGGCCAATGTAGTCGTCTCGGCTATTGCTACCTTTAATGGCAAGGCACTTAAAAAAGGTCAAAAAGATATATCAGCCTTTGACAAACAAGTTAAAAAATTAGGTAAGACCTTTGCTACCACATTTGGCGCATATCAATTATTAGCATTTAGTAAGAAGGCTATTGCAGCATTTGCAGCCGATGAGAAAGCCGCTAAATCATTAGAAGTACAATTACAAAATACAGGCTTTGCATTCTCAGCACCAGGAGTAGAAGCATATATAGCAAGCCTGCAGTCTTTGTATGGCGTATTAGATGATGAGTTACGCCCAGCATTCCAGCAATTACTTACAGCTACTGGATCTATTACTAAGAGTCAAGATGCACTGCAGACTGCATTAAATGTAAGTGCAGCCACCGGTAGATCACTTTCCGAGGTTAGCGCAGCATTAACACGTGGATTCTCAGGTAATACCGCAGGCCTTAGCAGATTAGGCGCAGGCATAAGTAAAGCCACGCTTAAGACTGGCAACATGGATAAGATTATGGAAGAACTTAATTCTAAATTCGCGGGTCAAGCCGCAGCTAGATTAGACACATACGCAGGCAAGATGAGTCTGCTACAAGTTGCGGCTGCCGATGCTACAGAAATTATAGGTAAAGGTTTAGTAGATGCTTTAACTGCATTAAGTAGTGACCAAAGTATAGAAAGTTTGTCCGATGATATGACTAACCTTGCTAAAGGTATAGCCGATGTAATAGGTGGTATAGGTGAATTAGCAAAAGCAATTAAAACTGTAGGTAATGCACCAGGCATTAAACAATTATTAGATGTATTGACTGCCACAAACATATTCTCACTTACAAGTAAATTAGGTTCATTAGATAAACAACCTGGTCAATTACCATTTAATCAGCAACGCAGCGCAGGCCGTATATCTGCTAAACAATTGCAAACCGAGGATAGATTAGCAAAGGCTAAGGCTGCAGAATTAGCAACCCTGCAAAAGAAGAACGCTATAGAGAATAAGAACGTAGAAGAATTACGAAAGAAGTTTGACTTAGAACGTATAGGTTTAACAGCTGCTTTAAACAATGCAACAGATGAAGAGACTAAACTACGCCTAAAGGCACAGTTAGCAATCTTAGATAATAACGATGCTTTGGCTAAGAAATCATTAGCGGAATTAGAAGCGGCAGAAGCATTACGAAAGTTAACAGAGCAAGCAAAATTAGCAGGTATGACTTTAGAAGATTTTGCCATATTTAAAGTGAAAACTTTAACATCTAAAATAGATAGTTACATAGAAGATATGGCTCTATCTACTATACGTGAGTTAAATGCACGTATCGCTGCGACTTTGGCTAAGTTTAATTTTACAGTACCTACAGCACCTACAACTTCAGGGCAAACTTTTCAATCACCTACAACTGGCAATGTTTATACAGCCCCACAGGTAGCAGAAGCTATCACAAGCACTAAAGAATTAAACTCTCGCATTAGTGATTATTTAGCAAGCTTTGGCATGGGTGGCACACAACGCACTTCAAATCAAGCCCCAATGGATATTAGAGTAACTGTAGATGCAGGTGGCGACAGGTTAAGCCAAGCTATAGCAGAAAGCATACAGGTAGCAACTAGGTCAGGTTACTCAACAGTACCTAATGGCTTTATAGTATGACCGTACCAGTAATAAATGCAATAATTAATTTCAGCACTGGCCCAGCCTTTGCTCAGGCTATGATTATTGACCAAGGTATCTTAGGCACTAACGTACTAGCAGATTCAGCAGCCGTAATTGTAGATGTATCTAATCAAGTTAATCGTATTGAAACTAACCGAGGCCGTACAGCATTATCGGATCAATTCCAAACAGGCGCACTTACTTTACGTATTGTCGATCAGTCAGGTGACTTTAACCCAATGAACGTATCGGGGCCTTACTATAATTTATTAACACCTATGAAGAAAGTCCAGATTACTGCTACCTTTAACAATGTTACCTATCCAATTTTCTCAGGATTTATTACTTCTTATGTAACTACATACCCAGATGAGTCTGGTGAAGATTTAGCCATGACTACAATACAAGCTGTAGATGCATTTAGATTAGCTCAGTTAGCACAGATCAGCACAGTTACAGGTGCTATTGCAGGCGACCTATCTGGCACACGTATTAACGAGATATTAGATGAGATTGACTGGCCAACCTCTCAACGTGATATAGATGCAGGTCTTACTACTATGCAGGCAGACCCCGGCACTAACCGCACAGCACTACAAGCGTTGACTACTGTGAGCACCTCAGAATACGGGGCACTATATGTAGATGCCAATAACTCGTTTGTATTTCAAGATAGAGCAGTAACTGTTGGATCCATTGGCGGCACACCTACAGTATTTGCAGATAACGGCACAGGCATAGATTACTTTGATGCAAGTTGGATTCTTAATGACGTATTGATATTTAACAAAGCCACTATTACTAGGACTGGTGGCACAGCGCAGGTAGCGTTAAATCAAGCAAGCATAGATAAGTATTTTCTACATAGTTATTTTTTAGATAACCTACTTATGGAGACCGATGCAGTAGCCTTAGATTATGCCCAGGCTTATGTGGCCAGTAGAGCTGAGACCACGATCCGATGTGATGCCATAGTCCTAGACCTATACACGCCTAACTATGACACAGGAGTAGTTGCAGCCCTAGACCTAGATTTCTTTGATCCTATAACAATTATTACTACCCAGCCAGGTGGATCTTTGCTTGAGAAGACCCTGCAGATTTTCGGTGTCCGCATGAATATAACCCCGAATAGTTGGAAAACAACCTTCACAACACTAGAACCTGTCATAGATGGGTTTATAATAGGCAACGTAGATTACGGTGTCTTAGGACAAAACGTACTATCTTATTAAGGAGATATAATGGCAACAGGATTTCCAGCATCCACAGGTGATGTACTTACCTCTGGCATGTTTAATGGTTTAACTTCATTTACAGTAGGTACTGCTAACACCACAGATTACACAGCTGTACTTAATGACCAATATCAGGTATTAGAGATAATGAATAAAGCGACGGCTATTGCATTTAAGATTCCTACCGATGCATCTGTAGCATTTCCAGTAGGCACAGCATTAACAGTATTAAATATCGGCCTAGGAGATTGCACAATTAGCGCAGTCACATCAGGCACTACTACAGTATTAAGTGCTGGCGCAGTACCAGCATCACCAGTTTTAGCCCAATATAAATCAGCAGTATGTATCAAAACAGCTGCTAATGCGTGGTATGTAGTAGGAGCAATTTCTTAAATGCTAAATATAATATCTGCAATAACTAATACGCAAGGACCGCCACCTCCTAAAGCAACTGGTGGCACTATTGTTTATTCTGCACCTTATTATTATCACACGTTTACTAGTGGTGGCACTTTTGCACCTACATCAAATTTAACTGCAAATATATTAGTGGTTGCAGGTGGTGGAGGCGGTCAAGGCGGCGGAGGCGGTGCTGGGGGTTTATTGGAACACACTTCACAATCTTTAACTGTTCAAAATTACACAGTAACAATCGGTGCAGGTGGTGCTAATGACACAAGTGGCAATAATTCACAATTTGGATCCTTGACTGCTTCAACTGGTGGTGGTGGTGCAAGTTTCTTTGGAAGTGTTGGCAAAAATGGTGGGTCTGGTGGTGGTGGTGCAAGCACAACAGGCTCAACAGTAAATGGTGGTACTGGAGTTTCAGGTCAAGGTTTTGCAGGCGGTTCTGGAGTTTCAAGCCAAGGCGGAGGCGGAGGCGGAGCATCAGAAGTTGGTGCTAATTCGACTGGCACAAGTGATGGTGGTAACGGATCATCGGCATATTCATCTTGGGGATCTGCCACTGGCACTGGTGAAAATGTAAGCGGTACTCGTTATTATGCTGGAGGCGGAGGTGGCGCACGTTATCCAAGTGGCACTTCAAATGGAGGTCACGGCGGCGGTGGCGATGGCGCTTTTGAATTTAACGTTGCTGGCACTGCGAACACAGGCGGAGGCGGAGGCGGAGCTTATAACGCTGCTGGAAAAGCAGGCGGTTCGGGAATTACTATTGTTAGGTATATACCATGAGTCATTGGGCAGAAATTGATAATAAAAATATTGTAGTTAGAGTATTAGTTGGCGATAATAATGATCCAGCAGGTGATGAGGGTTATCAGTGGTTAGTAGATAATCTTGGTGGTACATGGGTTAAGACTTCATACAACGGCAATATTAGATATAATTTTGCAGGTGTTGGTTACACATACGATGTAGTACGTGATGCATTTATTGCACCAGAACCTGCTAATGCTACTGGTTTTGATGAGAATACTTGTCAGTGGATTACACCAAAGCCTGAGTTATGAAACCATGGCTATGTGCAGCTGGTGTGCAATTAAGGGATCAGATTGATACCTGGTACCCAGATCGTCGCTCTACCTCTGATGGGTGGGTGGGTGATGCTCGTCATTCCACCACAAAATCGGATCATAATCCAGATGCAGATGGGTGTGTACGAGCCATTGATGTTGATTCTCGCTTGGGTTCATCCGAAGGGATCTCAATATATTTGGCTGACCAGATCAGAAAGTGTGCAAAAACCGATAAGCGCATATCTTACGTAATACATAATGGCATGATCGCTAGCAAGATACTTAATTTTAAGTGGCGTAAGTACAAGGGCTTCAACAAACACACAAAGCACATGCATATTAGCTTTACAAAGTTAGGCGATAAAGATAGCAAGCCATTTGATATACCACTACTAGGGGGCAACTTATGAAAATCAGTAAGAAACAGAAAGCAATACTCAAATCATATTTTAGGGGTGTGCTTGTATCATTCTTAACATTTTTAGCCAGTAATGAGCTAGGACTAGATCCAGTTATATCAGTAGTAGTGGCCGCACTTGCAGGCCCAGCAGCTAGGGCTTTAGATAAATCCGATGATGCT